CTCGCGCGTGGCGACGTGCTCCACGGCCATAGTATCCATATCAATCTTGAAAACTTCGGCAACGGTGGTAACGATGGACTTCTTAATAGTACGCATGATAAAACCCCTTTCAGCTATGTAGCGCGTCCGCGCTACGCTTTATTGTACCAAACACTAATCAACCTTGCAAGCCCTCGCACGCTTGACGGCATCCTCAGTCAAAACGCGCTCCCGCTTGAGCGCTATCCGCTCACGTTGGAGCTTGCGCAGAAGCTTCATACGAGCTAGGTTCTCCTCGCGGTTCTGCTTTATCTTTAGCGAGCAGACAAGCACACAAACGACGTCGGCCAACAATAGCGCCACGTATATATAAGTTTCCATCATTTCACCCCAAATTATGAAGAACAATAAGGCCGAAACCTAAAACGCTGGTCCTCGCTCACGTAAAGCGTATATCCGTTTTCAGTCGAAACCGGCTCACATGTAATACCGTATTTGGTTTCCACCTTGCAGGGCATCACAGACGCCTTATATAGCGTCATGCCGTCTATGCGCGTTCGCCAAAACGAAATTCTAATCTTGTCATAGTCAGCGTTACGGCACTCAATGTAGTGTTTCATGCTATCTCCCTTTTAAATGTTAGGCGGGGGCTATATCCCCCGCCTAACAACCTTTTGGCTACATATCTTCTTTGTGCACGCGCACTTTTGCGCAAACAATATCGGCGCTTACATAGATGTATTCAACGTATGAATATCCACAAATGGCAGACAACGTTTTGCATCCAGTTTTAGCGTCGTTCAGAATGACGGTCGAAATAAAGTCATCCGTAACGACGTCAAAAAACGACAACTTTACCGTAGTGCCCTCAGCGCACGCGCCGCAAAAGTCGTAAACATCAATCATTTTCGTACTCCCTTTCGTTTCACGTGAAACATTTCGTTTCACCAACAATAGAAAACCCCTGATTGCGAATGTATTCAATTTTAAAGGTTCAAACTCAAGCAACGATAAACCCGCTCAAACACCCGCGCCGTTGCCTGGTATCAATATGCCACGTCGCAACTACGCTTGCAATGTGTTTTTTGTCTCCATATTTTCTACAAATTTCCTGGAAACCGTTCGAGCGCATACATAAGCACGCGCCCGGGAACCTATATATGCAAATGTTGATACGTCAACATTCAGATCAAAATGTTGATACGTCAACATATAAGAAATTTAACTAAATAGTTTATATGCTACCTACCAGGTATCATATAAGAAATTTAACTAAATAGTTTATATGCTACCTGGCGTGTATCATATAAGAATTTTAACTAAATATTTTATACGAACAAACGTTCGACTAGCCCTATAAGCGCGCGGGCGGACGCGGCCCAGGATTTTGAAATCCAGAACCGCGTCCGCCCTGATTATGCCGACCCGAACTGAAATGCGACTGCTCTACTCGGTCCTCTCAATAGTGACCCTGTAACCCCCGCCATCAAGAGTCACAGAATCGGCCCCGACGTTTTGACCCGAACCCTGCACGCCAGCGTACTTCCTCCAGGAGTCAGCGTCTCCGAAGAACAGGTCCATGTCAACGTTCTTTTCCCAACCTGCAACCCTTCCAGTGGACGAGAACTGCCACATCGCGGCGAACGGCCACGGGGATGGGTCGCTCATCATTGAGCTGGGGTCTGCCGAGTCGTAGTCAAGCCCGCTCCTGTAGTAGTTGGCAATCCACAGGCCGCAGCCGAGGTCGCGAACCCTGGTCCAGTCGGCACCCCTTAGGCATGCTGAGTTCATGTACACCATCGGAACTACGCCGGTCTTTTCAATCACGCGCTTGCAGAAGTCGTACGCGATTCCAGGGTTGTTCGGGTACCTCGAGCTGATGCCCTCCACGTCAAGTATCGGGATGCCGTGACGAAAGTAGTTTATGCAGTTGTCGAGGTAGAAGTCAGCCTGGCTGGTTCCGTCCTCGCTTGACATGACGTGGTAGAAGCCCCACAGCCTGCCAAGCTCAATCAATCTCTGCACCCACGGGTCGCACGTGTCCTGCACCTGGTAGGTGCCCTCGGTGGACTTCACGATGCAGAAGTCCACCGAGGGAACGGACACGTCAAGGCCGCGCTGGTACGAGGATATGTCGATGCCGCGCAAAGTCATTCGTGTCACCCTCTGTTCGAGCACGTCGCAACGATTTCATTCTTGTCGTAGCTCCAAACAAGCATCTTTCTAGCGTTTCCAAGCGTGCTCTCGTCACTGCCCAACCGGAACACCGAAAGCGTGTTCAAGGTTGGGTCGTACCGCAGGTGGTTGAGCACGTACGTCTCCTTGACACTCGCGTCGGTTGAACGGGGAACGTCGTTCCAGCCGTCTGCGTAGGTGGAGCCGACTCCGATTACCGGAATCATGCCGTCTCCCTTGTCGATGGTCTGGAAGCTGTCCCAGTGGTCGTGGCCGTGAAGTAGGCACAGCACCTTCGCGCGGGTTGCCACGAGAAGTGAGGTCACGCGGTCGGTCTTTGGGTACCAATCCCTGTACTCGCTGATGTAGGTCGGCTCCTCGTTGATTGCGTGCAGTGCGGTCCAGTTGCATGGCCTAACTGTGGCGTACGCGGTCGGGGAGTGCCTTACCATGATTACAGCGAGTCCGTTGGCGTATGCGTCATCCAGCCACGCCTTCACGTCTGAGTACTGCTCTTCTACCAGCGCGTCTTCGTTCAACGTGTCGTTCACGCCGATTATGACAACGCCCTTGTTGGCATGCTTCTTTCGCCACCATGTCGTTGCGTTTCGGCACTCGGCTCCCTGCCGAACCAAAGGCTCCATGTACCGGTTGTACAGCTGTGCCTGCGTCGGCTGCTTGTACTTGTTCTGTGAGCCATCGTCGTTTCTTGTGAAGGCGTCGTGGTTTCCTATTACCGTGAGCGTGCCATTAAGGTCGAGCGCACCGATTCCGTCCTCGAAGTACCTGAAAGCAGAGTCTCCGCAGTGGACGATTGCGTCAACCCCGTTGGCAGTCCTAAGCATGGTCTGTGCGGCGTTGATTGACTCGTTTGCCTGGTGCGTGTCCGACCATTGAATCAAGTCGAACATTCCTACATCACCTCGTTTGCGCTCACCAGCGCGTCATAGGTCTGTGCGTCGAGCGTGGAGGTCATGTACGGGCGCAGGATTGCGACTGCGGAGCCGAAGGTCGTGAACCAGTCTCCGCTGTCGACGTTGGTGCGGGGGCAAATCTGGCGTCCTGACATGAGCGAGTATCCGTACCACGTCTTCCACGTGCTCGAGTCGTTCCATACGCAAGCGCCGCCGCTGATGATGTACTCTTTGGCATCCTGAGTCTGCGGAGGAACTATCGCAGGCACGTAGCTTGGAAGAATAATCTTTCCGTCAGGGGACTTGATTGAGGACCATGGTCCGTACACCTGCAACTGAGTGATGCACAGCAACGTAAGCTCCTCGATGTAGAATCCGCTGATTCGAGCGTTGCTGGGTGCCACGAGTCCAACGTTGTCCGCGTTGGGGTCCTTGTTGTTGAAGAAGTGGACGGTGAAGCCATTAAGAATCGACTTCACTCCGGTCTGGTTGAGTTTCGTTGCCGTGACCGAGCCGTCGCGCAGGTCTGCGGTTCCGACGGGGAACCTGTCAAGAATCGCGTTGACAGCAGCTACTCGCGCCGACTCCTCTGCCGATATTGCGGATGCGTTGCCCTCCTCGGCTGCGGTTGCTCTGACAGTCTCAGCGGCGATTGCAGCGGCGTTCTTAGACTCCTCGGACTTGGCACGCGCCACCTCCACCTCGATTGCGGACTTGTTCGCCCCCTCTGCTGTGGTAGCTCGACTAGTCTCGTTGGTGATGAGCGTCTTCAAGCCGGAGTCGGCGGTACCGGCAAGCTCTGCGTCGTTGGCGGCGATGTTGTTCTCGTTCGTGTGTGCCAGCGACAGCGCGTCTGTGGCGTCGGTCTGCGCCGCCGTGATACGTCCGTCGTAGGCGGTGACCTCCTTGCGGTACTGCTCAATCTGCGCGTTGTAGTTTCCGGTCAGCGCCCAGAACGCCTCGTTGGTTATCTCTACGCCGGTTGGGACGAACTGGCGGGAGGTGTACGAGTTGCCGTTGTTGGTAACGATGGTGAGCGGCTCGTACTGCTTCGTCTTGTCCCACTCGATTGGCTCCGCGAACAGGGGGACGTAGCGCGCTCCGATGTACTGGGTGGTTGCCATTTTCGATTCTCCTATCCCTTGTGAGTAATGTCGTACTTCGTGTTGTCAATAACGCCAGAGCCGTCTGAGTCGAACCTAAGAATGAGCCTTCCGTACGTCTCGGTACCGAAGACGGCTCCGGTGTCGAAGGTAATGTCGCTCCAAGAGTCGGGAACGTATGCGCAGAAGTACCCGTCTGAGGTCAGGCCGAAGAACACCTGCTTTGCGAGCTGCTGGTATAGGATTTCGATGTTGTCGCCAATCCACTTGATTACCTGCTGCTCGTAGTAGTCATCGAATCCGCTCTCCTGGAACTGCGTGAAGAGTTCTTGAAGCTCCTCGATTGCTTCGGTGTTCTTATGAATCTGCGAGTCGGTGCTGCCGTACTGATCTATTAGCTGCTGGATTAGGCAGCACATGACCTTGATTCGCTGCTCCTGCGACTTCACGTCCCAGTAGAACTTCGGGATTGTCGGGGTTGTGGAAAGCAGCGAGCTTGGGTTGATGATTCCCACTACAAGTCACCTCCACTGACGATGCACCATGCGATGAGTATCACTGCGATTGAAAGGCCATACCAAATCACTGCACGTCACCCTCGTCAATCCCCACCTTGCTTGGGTCGATTCCAAGGATTCTCACCATGGCGCACCCGATTGCCGGATTCATCTTGCCGATGTTCTCAACGATGGAAACAAGCTCATACGCGGTTATGAACACGCACACTGCGGCGCACACTGGAATCCTCGGGTTCAAGCCAAGCTCTGCCGCACCGAATACGGTGATTGCGAACTCTGTTGCCTTGGCGACAACGATTGCCAGCACCTCGCTGAGCTTCTTGAACATGCCCTCGAACATTCGCGAGCTGTCAACCTCTCCGTTGTGCATCGCGGCAAGGTAGCCTGACGCGAGGTCAAGGCAAGCCATTACCATTGGCGCCACGATGATGTAGAACTCGTTCAATTCGTTCTCCTTACTACCAGGCATTGATATTAACCGTGAACAGGCAGGAGAAAAGAGGCTCCAACTCGTTCACAACCATCAAATCAACATCGTCGTACTGCCGCAGTCGTTCGGCGAGGTCGATTATGGTTCCGTCATGTACGCGCTCGTACTGGTGGTCCGTGCCAGTTGTCGCGTAGTCCTGATTTCCAGATAGCTGGGTCTGCGGAAAGTCAGAGAACACGTTGCGCGACTTGTAATACTCGTCGGTTGCATTTAGCATGTCTGGACTCGTGTCGAGCTTTCGGTACATTGGTATGTACTTCGGCATTATCTCGTTCAGCTTTCCCAGGAACCTGCGCTTCCATGCCAGCGGTGGAAGAATGCCAATGTCGCGCTCGTAGTAGTGGTTCAGAATCTTGTCGCACAATCGCTTGTGCTGCTCCTCGCTGTATTTGGGAAAGTCCCAGTCGGGCGAGGAGAGGTCGAACCAACCCCCCTCGGCAAGCTCGCCGAGGGAGATTGTGAGAGGTGAGTGAAACTCGTCATCATAGTCGGTGTCAATCATTACGCATCAACCCTTCAGAAGCTTTAGCTGCGAGTTCATGTTGCGTTGCAGGTTCCAGTTCTCGGACTCGTTGTCCTGGCGCCACACGACCTTGATTTCCTCCTCCAGGTACGCACCGAACCTGTTGTTGAGCTTTGCGGCTGCACGCCTGCGCTCCTCGAGCGACGCCATCTTGACCAGCGTGGTTGGTGACTTCTGGGCGCGCACCTCGTCCTCGGTCTGGCGCTCGGACTTGAACGGCGAGTTCTCGATGCCAAGCATGGTGTATACCCTGTTCCACACCTGCTGCTCGTCCTGCGACAGCTGCTCGCCCAGGAAAGGCACGCCTGTCTGGAGCACGTCGGTTGTCTTGATTCCGTGCAGGTCATCGGTAGTCAGGACTGCAAGCTCGCCGCCTGCCACCTGCTTTGAAAGCTGCTGCATGTCATACAGCTTCTCCTGCGGGCCGGTAAGCACCCAAGGTATCTGCTGGTGGAACCTGTTCATCATCTTTGTCTGTCGTATGTGTACGAGTTCGGTTGCGTATATGTCGATTCCGTCCATCACTGGCATCCTGGTGCAGTTGTCGTACACGAGCACGCCGTTGTCCACTCCGCAGTCGAATCGCCACTCATCGTTGCCAAACGACTCCCAGTGAGTGCAGTCATCGTACACGTTAGGCGGAGATTGGAGAACCGCCTGCGTGGAGAAGAACGTGCCGCGCATCTTGCGTGGGAACGCGATTGTCGCGACACCCTGTGTCAGCAACGTGTACTCCAGGTATCGCTCGTTGCACGTCTTGGGAAGCCCCACCCAACGGAACCGCATCATCGCCATCTGCATCATGACGTTGCGGTAGTAGTTGTACAACCTCTTCGCGTAGGCGTCGCTCTGCCAGTAATCTCGTCCGTAGCCCTTCGACTTGAACATGTACGGCTGGGCGTCCTGACACGAATTGCGGTTCCTGTTCTTTCCACCCCTGTGGCCCAACTAAATCACCTCTGGTTTGAACAGCTCGTTGGTGGTTTCCTCGGCTGCAACGGAATCATAGCTGGTGGACGTTGCAAGAAGGGTCGCAAGAACCTTTCTGCTATCCTCCACCATTGTAGCAGAAGCGTCTAGGCTTGCCTGCATGGTCTTCTCATAAGACTCCTGCATGGCCTTGACCTCCTCCGACTTCCTTGCCTGCTCGGCATTGTAGTCGATTATCTGCTGAATCTCGTCATCGGTGAGTCCCTGGTACGAGTCCTGGGAAAGCAGCCAGTTAAGGTCACGCTTCGGTTCCTTGGTAGCTATGGCAAAAATCTGCCCGCTCGGAACCACGTCGTAAACGTCAGTTGTCATATGGACTCACCATTCCAATCTCATCGGGGTCATTCCACACCGTCACGCCCTTCTCGAATATCGCAACGATAGCGTTCTGTGGCGTGTCGTTTGTCTCGCACACATCGTACACCCAAATGTCGCTGGCCTTCCAGTACGTGAAGTGGCGCATCAGCTTTAGGCCCGACTTCGCCACGTTCCAAATCTGGTTGAGGGCGTACCCGAACCTGGCGAACGTGTCGCCTGCCATGCGTATCGCGGACTTGGACTGCGTGCGCACCTTGACCTGCACACCTCGCGTTCGCATGTACTCGGACGTGGCGTCTCCGCTGGTCGGGCACAGCTCGACTGGGGCGTCGTTTCTAGCGTCTAGAAGGCCCGCCATGGCGTCGCGCTGGGTGTTCCTTGCGACGTCCTGCGCTGCCGTGACCGTGGCGTCGCGAGTCCATCCAGCGTTGGACGCAGCGTTGTTGCGAGTGTTTGCGGCGTTGCCGATTGCGGTGTCTCTCGTGTTGCCAGCGTTGGTCACGCTCGTGTTGCGCGTGTTGGCCGCGTTCGTGCGCATCGTTCCGCTCGTGTTCGAGGTGTTGGCCGCGTCGCACTCGTTCTCTCGGTCGGTGTTGTCGGTTCTGAGCACGTTGTCGTTGTTTGTTATCGTGGTGTTGACAGTGCTCGCAGACATCATGTTGGAGATGTTGTTGGCTTGCGTATACACGGTTGCCTTTGAGTTCATGCTCGTCGTGTTGTCTACTACAGTCGTGTTCGCGTTTGCCGTGATGCTTGCGTTGTAGGAACCTATCATTGCGCCCACGAGCGCGGAGCCGCCGCCAGCCGCCGCACCCAGCGCCGTTCCGATTCCCGGAATTACCGAACCGCCCACGGCACCACTCATCACTCCAGATGCGACGCTTGAAAGCCCAGACATAAGGGTAGTAGATATTGAGTTGTTGTTGGTCACCTCGTTGTTTTCGATGCAGACCGAGTTGGCTAGGTCTGTCTGATTTTTTTGGAGACTGTTTGCGAACTCCGTCTGCTGTAGGAGTCTTGTGTTACGCAATGACTGGTTGGTATTGTTTGTCGCGTTGATGTTAGCGCACACGTCGGTCCTGCAAGCCCTCGTGTTGGAGTGGTTGTTGTCTAGCGTGTTCGCATCGTTGTTGGTGTTGTTCTGAGCGGTGTTTGCTGAGTTTACGGCATTCGTGTATGCGTTCCTGGCGGAGTTGTTTGAGTTCGTCTGTGCCGTGTCGGCTGCGTCAATCGCGTTGGCCATTGCGTTGTTCGCCTGGCGAACGGAGTTGTGGTAGTTAATGAGCGCAGAGTTTCGAGCGTTGCCAAGCGCACGGTTCCAGTTCTGGACCTGCCACGAAGTCGCGCCGTCCATGTATAGGGCGAACGTAGGAATGCCGAAGTCATAGCAGAATCGGTACCAGTCGGAGTTGCGCATCTGCTCGTCGTGTACGCCGCTGAGGTCTATCCACTGGTAGGACTCGCTTCCAGAGCCGCCGATGCCAGTTAGGAACATGCGCATGTTGAGGTATGGGAACGCGAGCGCTGTGACTGCGTGCGCCTTGATTCCGCTAGTTGTCTCGATTCTTACAGTCGCGGACTTGCCCTCGTTGTCCGTTATCTCTAGCTGCGCGTATGGGTACGTGTATAGCTTGGCGAATCCAGCGTACTCGTCGGGATACGCGAACATGTCCTTCGTCAGCGTGACGTCCCCTAGGTCGCGCGAGTTGCCGCGAACCTCGTAAATGACATGTCCTGCAATGTTGTGAGGATTGCCAGCGTCGAACATCTCTCGCGCAACGACGAAGCACGCCCTGACAGTCCTGAGGAACGTCGGGCACACCCGCACGAGGTCTGCAAGCAGGTTTCCGTCGAAAGCGTCATCAGCTGGAACCGCGTACATGCTCACGTTGTTGGGAATCCTGCCGTCGCTGGAACCGACGTTCCCTACTGCGGTGGTCACTCCCGAGTAGTCGCGTCCGCTGCCGAAGCCGAACCCGTCCACGTGGTACTGGTGGCCCCAGCGCATGGCGTCGTTCGGGTACCCTTCCTCGTCTGAGAAAACGGGGTCGGAATATGAAGCAGTGCCGCCGTCGGTTACGGTGCCAAGCTGCGACAGCATGTTTGGAGGGCACACAGACGCGATGCACAGCCACTTCTCGCCGTTTCCGAACGGTATGAAGCGCCCTCCGCGTGACACGGTGTCGTTTCCGAAGTTCTCGTCTGGAGCGAGAAGCAGCTCGCTGTTCTCCATCGGATTCGCGAGGTACGAGTCCACGTCGGTGGCTGCAACTGGGGCGTGTCCTCGCTCCAGAACCATGTATGTGATTCCAACCGAGTTGATGTACTGCGTCCACACGTCGAGCGACAGAGTTAGAAGGGTTGTGGACGGGTTAACCTGCACGAAGTCCGTGACGAAGAAGAACCAGCGGTGAAATCCGTACTCTGACTCGTAGTCGAGCGGCGCGTCTGCGCTGGTGGCGATTGGTATGTCAACGACGCAGTAGTTGAACTGCGACGCCCTGTCGTAAGGTATAGGAACCTTGACGGTGTTGTCGCTGCCCAGCTGCTTGTTCGTGTTGAGCACTACCTCGCAGTACGGGTCGGTCGGCAGCTGGTCGAACCACTCGTCGCGCAGCTGGTCGGTGTCGAACTTCACAACGTCGGAATAGTCGCTGTTCCAACGAACCGAGCATAGCTTTACCTTGGTATTCGGAACCCAGCGCAGGTAGTCGAACCTGTTCTCGTAACCAGGGTTAGACACGTTGTCGAGGTACGGGTACTTGGTGTCTGGAAGGTGCGGGAAGTCCAACTGCAAATCACCTCCTGTGGTATATGGAGACGGGACGCGCGGTGAAAGGGAGCAAAGCCCGCGCGTCCCGAATCCTACGAACTGGGAATGCCTGTGTGCTAGGCGATGGTGACCGTGGCGGTCTTGGTCAGCGCGGTGGTGGTGCCAGACGGGTTGACGTAGGTGGACTTGGCGGTAACGTTGAGCACGTTGCCGGTCTTGAGGGACTTGGAGAGGTGCAGCCTGGCGTACTCGTCAACGTAGGTGGTGGACGGAAGCTGAATCGCCACGGCTCCAGAGCCAGCCTTGTCCATGGCGGTCACGGAGTAGGTGCACGCGTCGGGGGCCAGCACCACGCCGGTGCCGTCGGCGTTGTCGAGCGTGCCGGTCAGCTTGGCGGTGAGCTGGACCACGTCGCCAGCCGCCGCCTGAGCCTTGTCAACGGTGAGGTTGAGTCCGGTAACGCTCTGCGTCACCACGTTGATGCCGGACTCGGCGTCGGTGGTGAACATGATTGCGGGTACGAACGGGGACACGGAGTAGATGCCCCAGTGGTTCAGGAAGTAGTTCGTTCCGAGCGTCTTGGGGTTGTAGATGGAATCGGTCTGGTAAACGGTGTCGCGGCAGCGGTAGAAGTCGCGCGTGGTGAGGATTGCGCAGCACTTGGAGTCCTTGAACGGGAACTCGTCAACGACAATCTGACGAGCGGAGATGTCGGCCTTGTCGAGGTGAAACAGCGGTGCCAGGGTGTCGACGTCGACGGATGCCGCAATCTCGGGAGTGACGAACAGTACAAGCTCGTCGGGTCGAGCGAAGACGGGAAGGTCGGGAAGGCGGACGCCGTTGTACTGCGTGGTCGGGAACGTGAGCTTCTGGGTGTACGCCTTGACCGCCTTCAGGAACTCCTTGCCGGTGGCCTCGTCAGACGGAACGCCGGAGAGGTGGTGCTTGTAGAAGCCGAACGTGTTCTCGTAGAAGGCGAGCAACTGGAGCATAATTCGGTACTCGTCGTACTCGTCGGCGTTGATTGGAGCCTGGAGGATACTAGCCACGTAGGAGTTGAGTCCGTACTCGTCGGTGAACGCGGACATGAGCTCCTGGCGGTCAACGGTAATCTGGTACTGGTCGCGTCGGTTCTGGGAGTGGTACCAGACAGCGGACTCGGGACGGGAAATCTTGAAGACGTCCTCGACGTCATCTCGGTAAGCGTGCGCCTTGACCCACTTGGTCGCAATCTCCTGCTCGGTGGCTCCATACATCATCTTGGAGTCCTTGAAGGCTGCGAGCTTGTTCTTCCATGCCTGCTGGTGGACGAACGTCATTCCGATTCGCATGACGAGACTGTCAACGAACTGGTTGTAGTACTGCTTGTTCATTGGATCGAACAGCGCGTCCATTGTGGACTTGATGGTCTGCTGAGTGGGCTGCGGGATTCGCTGCTGGAAGTCGTTCGTTCCAGACAGCCAGATTCTATCGAGAATCGTGGCGTTGTTGGTTGCCATTGTGTGATGCCTCCTTGCTAGATGGAAAGGTCAAGCCGCTCGATGGGAACGAACTCGTCATCGGTTGGCTGCTCGTCAATGAGTCCGGGCCTGCGGCTCCCGTCCTCGTGGATGACGGCACCGGCGTCGATGATTGCGGACTGAGCGTCGGAAAGCTTGGCAATCTGACCCGCGAGCCGGGTCTGGTTCGCCTGCATCTCCTGCATCATCTGCATGAGCATGGAATAGTCGGGCTGCGCCGCACCTGCGCCAGGCTCGGTTGCACCATCGGTTGCACACTCAGTTGCACCCTCAGTTGCACCGGAATTGGCCGGACTCTCGGCGGAACCGCCATCGGGAACCTTCTTCTCCTCGTCTTCCATTGCGCTTCTCCTCTCTTCGTTTCCATTGCACAAAAAAAAGCGGCCATGGGTCGCACCGTCTTGGGGACGGGAACCCATGGCCTAGATGATATGCCGCGAGCGTCGGAAACGCAAGCGAAAAGGGAGCGATTAAGCAAGCCCCGACATATGCGCGCGCATCACCGCGTATCGTCGCACCTGTCTACTTGCCCGCCGAGTCCGTGTCACGGCTCCTATAGGATATGACGCTCACTCAAGAACGTCAATCATCATGTCTATGTATGTCCTGCACTTGTAGAGGTCATCAAGACCGTTCTTGCCCTTGAACCTCCACAGGTACTTGAAGGCGTTGCAGAACCAGAAGGCGAACAGAGGGTCCGTGTTCCAGCCATGCACGCACGAGCGCAGCGCGTCCATGCACGTGACCTCTCCGTCTCCCTTGTAGTAGTCTGGGGTTGCCATTGTAAAATCACCTTATCCCGAACATCGCGAGCACGTCTGCGAACTGCATCTTTAGGTCAACGCTCTCGTAGCTTATTAGTCCAAGGTACCACATGTTCTCCAGTGACTGCATCACGGTGGATGCCCTGGTGACGGCCATGTAGTTAACGCTCGCGTCCTCGCGCGACAGAGAGTAGATGGGGCGAAGCGTGTTCTTTGGTATCTTCTTGGACACGTAGTAGCGACCCTCTCGCATGTCTACCCATATGCCGTACTCGTTGCCGTTGTACACGATTCCGAAAGTGAACTTGGCCCTAGACGGCTTCCTCGCAACGAACTCGTTGGAGTCGAGCATGAACTTGTTGTTTGCGATGGAGTCTCCCTCAGCGGTTCCAGCAAGCATGCGACCAGCCACGGTTCCGGTCTGCTTCTCCTCGGAGTATTCGGGCGTACTCACGTAGTGGAGAAGGAACGTCTTGTTATTGAACCACCTGTACCCGTAGCTCAGGTCGGACGTTACGCCGTACCTCGCGAAGTACGGGTTTGCGAACGACAGTGCGTTTCCGAGAAGGTACACCCTTGGCCGCACGGACTTTGTGTCCTTGCGCTCGCGAGACACAGTGTCCACCAGGTTGGCGAGTACCGTGAACTCCGATGGTAGGTAGTTGTGGTACCTGTCGCGACGGTCGATTATGGCCTCGTCCAGGACGATTCTGCGAACGTGGTCGAACGTCCTCTTCTTTAGTCGCTGCGCGTCCGATAGGGCGGCGAAGTACCCGATAATCTCCCAGTCGGGCTTGTCTGTGTCTGTCTTGGCGTCCTTGTACGCGACGTATGCGTATCTTGAGTCGGTCTTGAACATGAGGTCCTTGAACTCCTCCTGGTCACCGACCCGATTGAAGTACCCGTCGGATACGCCGAACAGCTCGTTCTTGTATCGGCACACCTCGACGAACCTGCTGCCGTCCTTCTTCCAGTCTCGTATGAACTGCGTCCTAAGGCCGAACGTCTTTCCTACTCCTCGCGTGCCGATAACCATGGTCACGTCCGCGTCGTATGAAAGAGTCTTCTGCCAGTCATAGAAGTCAGCCATTATGAAATCCAATCATCAATCGCTTCGAACAGAAGCAAAAGCAGAAATAGACCAACTACACAGCCTATGATTATAATCAGACCGGTTACTACTGATGTGTCAGATGCGTTGGAACATGAGCTTGATACAGCTGCTCTACCAGCATTCGCCGCCATTATCGCAACCCAAAGCGTGTTGTTCATATGACAACCCCTCTCATCGTCTTCTCGAAGCCGTATTCGGTGTGCTCCTGGACGTAGCACTCCACAACATTTCCGTCACGCATTGCGACTTGCAAAGAGCGAACTGAAGTGGGAACGTCCCTCTTGTACTTTGTCTGTAGGTAACGAACGGACATTGAGTTAGTCGGCTTCTCTGTCTCTCCGATAACTCTGTCAGACTCGTAGAGCGCACAGCTCTCATGCGATACAACATGAGCCTTGTTTCCAAGGTAATCAGTGACCTCTCCGTCGTACACATCCTCCGCCTTAGGGTGGTATCCCTCAAGCGAGTGGGAGATAGGATTCGTGACAGTGACGTTGTACCCGAGCACATTCCTGAACACCCTTTCCACGTCATATCCGGCAGCGAGCAATGCGTCTATGAAGTCCTCGATTGTGAACGCGCCGTCTGGGCGCGACAGCCCGGCGCACGTTATGTGGGAGTGGCCGTCGCTCTCGGATACTCTAGCCTTGTTCCAAGCTTCCATGTGGTAGTCCCAGCGAGTTCCCGAACCAGCGACCTCCACGTCGAACGAGCCTATGCCGGTAAGCTTGGACGCCTTGTCAGGGTGCTGCTCGCGCATCCTTGACATGCACTTGTCTATTGCGTCTCTAGACGCCTTGGCGATTGGCTCAAGTGCTGCCGTCAGCATTTCGTCGGACACGTCCTCGTCACAGCTTACCTTCATCGAGTCCGTGTCTCCGCCGCATACCCGAACCTTGCTTCCTAGCGACTCGTGCAACAGCTCCATCGCTATCACCAGGTGCATGCGCGAACCGGCAACTATTCTCATTCCGTATGTGTACAGCACCTTGCAGTTCTTCGGCTGCCGCTCCTCCCAGTTGTCTCGCGTTGTTACAGTTGTCTTGTCAATCACAAGCTCGCCTTCCTCGCACTTGTATGAAGGCTTGTACACGTCCTGTGCCTGTGTTCCGTAGATGCCATTGAACATGCCCTTTACGGTTGACGTGTAGTAGGCCTCAAAGAACTGATGCGAGCATGTGCCCTTCCTGAGCATTTCGGCGATTCCCTGTGGTATCGTCTGAGGTATGTCGTACTCATACGGCTTTCCCTCCTCATAGTGGTTGTTGATGAACTTAGCGGCGTTCTTAGTCTCGAAAAGAATGTTGCTCTGCATTGTCACGTAGTCGGGCGGAAGCTTCCAGTTCATTGACATCTCGCCGAATATGACATTGTGCGAGTCGTATTCGTATACCTGATTGAAGCACCACAGCTCGACCTCGTTTAGGTGCATAGTCACGGAGTCGGCTTCATACAGCTTTCCTAGGGCGAACGTTGCGTTTACGTAGCTGTCATGCCAGCCCTCCATCCTAGTTGCCGTCTCCTGAACTGCGTTGCGAGGGTCGTTTCCGATATCGCTTCCAGCCATCAGTACCTTCTTGAACTTCGCGCTTGACTCAAGCGCTATTCCCCATTCGTCAAAGCACGTGCCCTTCCTAAGCCTTACGTTGGTGAACTGGATTCGTGCATGAAAGGCGTAGTCGAATGGCTTGGCGTAGTTGTCTAGTACCTGTTGCCTGGTCTTTGACGTGACGTGCCTGAATGCAACCTCAAGCTGCTCTGGCGATGCCATATTGAAGTCAAGAGGGATGTAACGTCCGTTGATGAAGGTGTGGTGCATCGAAGTCACGTCTAGAGACGCGACGTTCCTAAGAACGACGTTCGCGTACCTAGCTGCGGTGAACGTGAACCCGCCGCGAAAGCAGCCCTTGCGAACCGCGTACGAGTCGTAGGTCTTAGGCAGTTGCGCCATGCACAGCTCGTTGAACGCCTTGTCCATGTGAAGCTTCTTTCCGTTCTTCTTTCCTATGCATATCGGGGCTATGTCGTGCCTTGCCATCTGTCGCACGATTGACGTCTTTGTCAGAACGCGACTTCCAAGCTCTTCGGACTTCATCCATTCGTTTGCGTGAAGCAGGTACCTTAGATAGGCTGGTATCACCTGTACGTCTCGCTTGGCGTAGTACAGTTCCAAGTCAGTGAGCGGAGTATCTGGAGTCCTCGTTAGAGAGTAGTCCCAATCTCCGCTTGCCTTGCCAAGACCGCACGTCTCGCCCATCGCCTTGAGTCCTCGCATCTCAAGATGGAACGTGTCCCAGAAGCGTAGCACTGTTCTGTCCGTCTCCTCGTCCACCAGGTCAACAGTGTATGCGTTTGTCGAACTCTGAGCGTTTGCGGTTATCTTGTACTCGTTGTTTAGCAGCCATATTATTGGTTGCAGGTCGAACATGAGATTGTACGCGCACACTATTGGAACCTTTCCGATGACCTGTCCCCAGGCTATGTACTGCTCAAGCTTTCCTATGTACTCATTCTCGTGCCTGTAGAATGTGACTTTGTCATCCTTGTCTGGTTCGTAGTAGCGCATGTCCTTGTCGCGCAAGTCGTTGTCGATGAAGAGAATCGGATACGCGCGAGTCTGGTTTCCGTGACCTATGTTGCATGTCTCGGTGTCGTAAATCGCGCATATTACGTACTGAGTTCTCTTCACCTACAATCATCCTTCCTGCGTCGCCAATTGCACGTTCTGCTCGTAAGTCAGTTCAGGGTCGAACTGGTATACGTATATCTGCTCTGGAGGGCTTCCCTGCTTGTCATCTGATGTGTCTTCGGACATAGCACGCTCGTAGAACTCGCGTTGCTCCTGCGTCCACTTGGACTTGTCGGTGTCAGCTAGTTCCTGCAATCTAAGCGCCTTCTGCGCTCCTGGAGTTGACAGCGCCAGTTCCATTGCTACTGCTAGGTCCTTTGTTCCGAAGTAGTCCATGATTTTCTTGTTTATCTTGGTTTGGTCTGTCAACCCGTTTGGGTTCTGCCATATCTTCTGCGTTGCGCGGTAGAATGCCTTCACTTGAGCCTTCGTGTACATGGACGGGTTTGTTGCGGTGTCCATTCCTCGTCTTGTTGCCATGTTTATCTGGTCTTGGGTGAACAGGTTCTTTGCGCCGTTTCTTCCACGTGCAATCTTCGACGTGTTGGCGAGCGAGTTTATGCGAGCCGTAGCCTGTTCGATGTCAGATTGCGACGCTATCTTCCTCTCTCCGCTCTTGGTCAAGCCCTGGTACTTGAAGGTTTTCTTGTACTGGCGCTTCAACTCGGACTCGAGTCTGCGTGCCGTCGCACGCTCGTTGGTTGTGGCGCTTCGATTTGACGCGATTCTGTTAAGCTCGCGAATGGCGTTGTTTGCGCGTCTGCGGGCGAGCTTCGCGTAATAGGCCGTGGAGCCGTACTTTACAGGCATCAGTAATCAGCCTTCTTGTAGCCGTCGTTGGGAGCTGTGACATAGACAATAATAGAAGCACAATAAGCATCAATGTACTTTACCGAATACAATGCCCACTTTGAGTACTCAATGCGCCAAACTTTCTCATTTGTGAGCAAAGGTTCTATAGTGCAGTCATCTTTCAGTTCAGATACAGAAATCCTACAGTCTTTGTCAATAAACCTCTCGCACAAGGCGGTGAGCGTCATTTCTATCCTCCTTAGACAAATGGCGCGGACGCCAAGTTGACATCCGCGCCATGGGAACTGGTTAGATAGTTAGATTCTAGTCGGTGTAGAAGTGAAGGGTCTTGAGTGTGTTGCCGCTCTTGAGCTGCTTGCTGGAAACGGAAACCTTGAGTCCGTCACCGAAGTCGCCGTTGAACAGGCCGACAATCTGCTGCACGGAACGCTTGATGCCGTCGGACTGGGACATGAGGATGCCATCGTCCTTGGTGACGAGGTACGTGTTGGTGCAGACCTCGCCAGTGCGGTTGCGCACGCCAGGGGTGGTGATGACGTCAACGAGCGTGAACGGCTTCTCGCCGAAGTCAGCGAGTGACTGCGCGTCGGACAGGGCGTTTGCGACGGTGATGACGCCATCGCGGGTGGAGCGGTCAACGGTGCAAATGTAGCCGCTGGGAATGTTGAGGGCGTTGTCGTCCTCAACGTGGGCGATGGAGTTGGACTCGGACTTGATGATGGAATCGGACATTGTGTTACTCCTTTTAGTCAGTTACCTTATCGGCATTCTCGATGAACTTCTGTGCGGGCATGGAATAGAACTTGGATGTGACACTAACTTGCTTTACCAACACGCGGTCAATGCCCATTCGCTTCTTGATGATGTTGGTTGCACGCTTTGGGGATGTGATGTTCCCAACGACATCGTATTCAACATCGTGCATGTCGTTGTTATCGTCGAACATCACGCCAACGCAATGTGTCACGAAAATGCGTCGGCCAACTCTGTTACGAATCGTCTTGTCCACAATCCTCCTTTCTCGCAGTTTGATTTGTCAATATGTAGAGTGGTTGGTAGGTGTACGGATTTATTGCCTTCTCGTAGATGTTGATTCGGTGTCTGCGCATCTTTTGGAGAATCTTGGCTACCTTCACCGCGGTGTCGTACTGTTTAAGTTCGAACGCGAACTTCTTGTACTTCGTGAACGTGGACTTGCCGTCTTTCTGACCTGCGAAATAGCCTTCTGAGTTTCCTACGATGTATGGCATGGCTAGAGTTCCTTGTAGTAGGTTTGGGCTTCGGCGATGCAAAGTGAGTTTGCGGTTGAGTCTGTACTGGAAGCGTTTGACCATATGAACATGAGATGAAGTGCGGCTTCCTCTATGTCATCGAAACTTAGAGCCAGGTCGGGCTTGTCAGTGTAGACAACATGCACGTTGTTGTCATTGGCTTTTGAGTCAACGTAATATGCCTTGACGAAAGAGTTGTAATCGCTTACCTTTAGTGCGTACGCCATTGAAAGTCCTTCCTGGAG